AAAAACGCCTGGTAAAAATGCCTGGTCAGACGGTAAATTAGTCATAGATATATAATTATGCGCAACATCAAATGCTCGCTACTTGTAGTAACGCCTTTTAGGTCGCCAGCCCCTGCCGGCATTGGCGGCCATCTCGTTGCAAATTCCTTCTTTGGCCACTTCAAAATAAACGTCTTTTAAACCTTCTTTATCGCGTTCGCGTGCTTTGTGATAATTCAAAGTAATAATAATTTCAAGCGGTTGCCTGTTGCAGGTTTCTGCAATTTCCAAGATGAAGGCAAGCGGCAGATTCATTCGGCCCTTGCGGTATTGTGAAATGTGAGAAGTCGAAACGCCCCAATGCCGTGCAAGTGAGTAATCGGAGTAAAGCGGTTTGTACCGTTTGAACAAATCTATCCATTGCGAAGCGGAACGCATGATAAAACAAAGCCTTATGATTAAGTCATAAGGCTATTGTAAAACAGCGTTCCAAAGCTCGCTAGACGTGAGAATGCTCGCTATTTTTGACAGGGTTGGTTGCCGCACATTTCTACAAGTTCGGCTTCTATGGGTGTGTCGTATTTTGTTTCGTACATGCGTAGAAGGCAAATTGCAATAATTCCTAACAAAATTATTTTTGTAGATTCAAAGATTAGCCACAGCGTTTTATCTCTCATTTTTTTTCTTTGTTGGTTGTTAGTCTATAAATTCCATTTTCTCAACTATTGGCGGGTTGTTTTTCTTGTGTTCGCTGTATGTCAGATATATTGCGCAAGCTGCGATAATTCCTAATAGTATTATTTTTATTGATTCGTAAATCATCCATTTTGTTGTTTTGTCTGTCATTTTGTTTTTTCCTTTGAGATGGCTAGTTTTATGTAGTCTTCGTCAGTTATGTTTTCTATGCCTTTTTCTATTAAAAAGTTAAGGATTTCTGTTTCTTTAAATCCTGCTTTAGTTGTTACTACGGCTCTGACAAATTGTTCTTTTACTCGTTCCCATGTTTTGTCTTGTATATGCTTGCTTGGCATGTTCTCACCTCAATCAAATTTTCTCTAACATAAATTTTCTTAGAAAAATTGTAAATATTTTCTTGACAAATATTTTATTTGTTTCTAGGATTCGGGCTATTTTATATTTTCTAAGAAAATAAGAAATTCCTTTCCTTACCCGCCCATGCCGCATGCCGCGCTTGCGCGGCGGCGGCGGGGCGGGTGGGAAGGAATACGGAAGCTAGGAAAATGGAAATAATGTCAACATCATCAAAAATGACAGAAAGAATGAACGGATGCTTGCCGTTTCAGGCAGCCCCCATGAGTAACACGGGGGGTGCACTAAGCGAAAGCTACGCTCATCTGGTGATGATGAACGGCAAAGTGAAAGAAATAATCCTAAAACGTGGAAACCAACAGGCAGGCTTCATAGACACACTGACCGTAGTCCTGCACGAAGAAACATTTATCAGGGATGACCAATTAGGTTCTTACGAAGAGATAGCAGCGAACTGCTCCGCCGAACTGGCCGAAGTGATGGGTTACGGTATCAGCTATGAAAATAAAGGCGGTAGGAATTTTTACGAAAAATCCTATCAGCTAGGAGATGAAGAACACAATTACGGCTTCGTAGCCGTCGGCGGCAGAAAAAACAAAGACACCGTATGTCTGCACTTTACAGGCGAAGGCCTGATAGCGGCAAAGGATGGTTGGGAATCAAGACTTTATGAATTCTTGAGCGAACGCGCAAAACAGCCCCGTATCAGCCGTTGCGACGTCGCCCATGACTTTTTGAACGGCGAATACACCTGCGAACAAGCCCTAAAAGATTGGGAAGACGGCGGTTATACGCTCCATTACTCCAAGCCCATCAGCGAATGCGTGGGTGGCGATTGGAAACTATACAAAGGCACCGGCAAAACCTTTTACGTCGGCTCGCGCAAAAACGCCTCCCGCTTTGCCCGAATCTACGAAAAAGGCAAACAGCTAGGGGACGAATTAAGCTCGTGGGTTCGCGCCGAAGTCGAATTCAGGGCACGCGATATCATCATTCCGCTTGATATTTTGATAGCGGCCGGTGAATACCTGACCGCCTGCTATCCCGTATTCGGGCAACTGTTCGCACAATATGGACACGCGCCGTCTAAACCTGAACGCATTGAAAAAGAAAAAGAAATATCAATCGCCCATGTGGGAAAGTACGCATCAATGCAGGTTAGTCGTGCCGTCGTCATGTATGAAGAAATGGGCATGACCGACAAAGAAATAATAACCGCACTCAAAGGCAAGCAAACAGAAATGCCTAAACGATTGGCAAAACAGGCTTTTGACTGCGCCTATCTGTACCGCGATTACATCCATCAAGCGGGCCATGTCCCGCGGGACCCGCTTGACTTGTTGGAATTTGAATTAAGCGGCAAGTTTCGGGCTCCAAAAACCAAAAAAATGACTGACAGTGAAATAGAACTGTACGGCAACAGAAAATACAGTCGGCAAAAACTCATGGAAGCGGCAATCTTTCTCGATAATGAAGAAAGAAAAAAATATGAAGAATCTGACGAATATGTAGCCTACGCCCAGCAAAGGGCGCATGGCGTGCCTCATTGCCTTGCGAAAGCATGGGCAAAAATGAACAAAGCACATTGATTTTTAAACGCGGCGATAGCTTTTTGAAGGCTGAATCTTCGGGCATCTGCCGAATCTCAAACCTCCTAATGAAAGGAAAACATCATGTTAATGACACTACGCAAAGTATCTTGGAACAAAGGCCAAACTGACAATGGCATCGAATACGACTATTGCCGTATTGATTGCGATATGCCGATTTACGAAGGATCTAAAAATGAATTTGGCGTAGACAGCTTTACGCTGGAATTTGGCCCTATGGAGCGTCATAAAGAATTGCTGCATCTGAAAGGAAAGCTCCCGGTGCAAGTTGATGTGGCTTATCACGAAGCCAAAAAAGGAAAAAACATCATCCGCGTGGTAGACCATCTGCGTGAAATCAAGCCGGGGGACAAATCATGATTATGCCGAAAAAAGAAAGATTGATGACTCCAGAACAGGTATTGCATGTTTTCGGTCGTGTCATCAAAGATTGCAACGTTTACGAAGTCGTAACCGTCGGCGAAAAAGGTAAGGAAAAGCACTTTTCATATGTCATGAAACCTCATGAAAGGTTTGTAGTATGAGCGAAGTTGAAAAAGGCAAAGTCCTTTATGTGGGAACTAGACGTTCTGGCCGAATAACAACAATTATTCCGGCAGACGTTAAGTTTGTCCGTCTTGAGGAAATTCACTTTAACAAAGACGGAACTGTTAAGAAGCACATAAAGCGCAAGATTAAGAAGCGTAAATGATTTTAAGGGCTGGCCGTTTGCCTTGTGAAAACGGTAAAACCTATGACAAAGGAAAAAATCATGAAAATGATTAAAAAACTGAAAGCCGCGGCTTATGCCGCCCCATTGGCCGTATTGGCCGCTCTTCCGCTGTCGGCGCAAGCCGCATTGGCTGATGGTGTTAAAACCTCCATTAATAACGGTTTTGCCGATGCCCAAGAGGGTGCAGCTTTGATTTTGGTCGGTCTTGCTGCCCTGTTTGGCATCCGTCTAGTTATGCGCCTGTTTGGCCGTTAAGATGATATGGGCTATCAGGTAGGCAATAGCTGTCATCAGACGCGGGAAGCTGCTGAGAATGCCTACTTCTCGGCGGTTTCCCCCGTCATCACCGAAAACGGCGTGAAACAGCTAGTTTATAAGGATAAATCCTGGTATTTCGGCAGCCAAAAATTAACTGCGTATCTGCCGCAGTGCGATCCAGCGCAAAATTACTTGGATGGTTATGAAATGATGTCAGCCCTATTCCCAACGGCTATCACTTTAATGGTGGCGAAGGTTATTATAGATTTCATGAAAAAGGTTGATAAATGATTGATATTTACTACTTATTTGGTGCATTACAGGCGGGCATGTTTATTTTATTTATGCTGACTTTGTAGGAGCGAAAAATGAAAAAAACGATAATGGCCGCGATTGTTGCGGCTTTTGTTTTATCTGCGTGTGGCGATAAATCGGGCGTTGAACATGGGGAATTAAGGGTAAATCCTGATTTGTGTCATGACCGTTATTGTGCAATGTATCAAGGTGATTCAAAGGTTGATAAATGAATAGGCTACTTTTTTTGTTGGCAATTTTATTCACTTCGCCTGCTTTTGCTTTTAATTCGTGGTTTTGTGCTGGAAATAAATTAAAAGACGGTTTGTATCATAGCGGGGGGTATGGTTATGAGTGTAGAAATGGTGCTACGAAAAATGTTTGTGAAGGCAAAGAGGGGGTTAAAGTAAGAATTAACGGTGTTATTAAAAGGTGTGAAGGCGGTGCTATTGTAAATTTGCCTGTTGATCGTCCGGGGCTTCGCCCAGATCCTGAGCATTGCAATGATAGAAATTGTTTAACTTGGTCTGGTGATTCAGGCGGTGGCTCTTCAGGCGGTGGCTCTTCAGGTGGTGGCTCTTCAGGTGGTGGCTCTTCAGGTGGTGGCTCTTCCGGCGGCGATTCTTCCGGCGGTTCTTCCGGCGGCAGCTCTTCCGGTGGCGGCAGCTTGGAAATCGTCGATATAGGCGATTCTAAGCCGCCTAAAAAGCAAGACGGCCAAAATGACGGCGGCAAAAATGGCAAACAAGAGGGGGAAATAGGCCCGGTCGGTGGATGGCAAAAAGAACCTGAAAAAAAAGCACCTAAAGGCAAGTTATTTAAAGTTACGCTGGGTTGTTATGCCGGTCAAGATTGCGATTTTGAAAAATACGGTGATGATTTGAATGATGCCTGTTCGGGGTCTGTTTCTTCGGGGAAACATATTGGCACAGGTTATTCATACAGGTTATTTGTCAGAAACGGTGTTTGCTACTATGAAGCATCTTTTAAAGGTAAACATGTAAACGAAGTTCCGGGAGATGTTGAGGTAGTATCCTCCGACAAAGTGCCTGAAGACAAGAAACCGAAGGATAAAAAGAAAGACGAAAAGCCAAAAGACGATAAGGCGAAAGAGTGTTTAGACAACAATCCGCACATTTGCAAAGGCGAAGACGGCAAATGGAAAGACACCCGTGAAGACGGCAAACCGAAGGAACAGCAAAAGCCTGAAGATAAGGGCGTTTTTAAAGACAAAGACGGCGTCTATCGAAGCGAAGATGACGGCGACGAAGTTTATAAAGATAAAGACGGTACATGGAGGCAGAAGGAAGGCAAAGACGGTAAAGATGGCAATGACGGTCAGAATGGCCGTGATGGTAGAAATGCTGAAGGTAAAGATTATGGCGGAATTTTAAGTGATATAAAACAAAGTATTGATAATGTGAATAAAAATATAGTCGATGGATTTAACGGCATGAAGGAAGGCAGGGGCAAAGGTAATGGCTCTTCGTCCGGTGATAAAAAAGGTGATGGAAAGGCTGAAGAAGGCTATCAGGGCAATCCAGAATGGGATAAGTTGAATGGTATGGGTCATGCTGAATTTACTAAGGGTAAAAAATTCAGTGAGGCCGGTTATTGCCCTGCTCCTGTGCAATTTAATATATCAATAATGGGTAAATCCATGAATCTGTCTTTCTCGTATGAGTGGATTTGTGATGTGGCCAAAAAGCTGCGCCCTGTCGTTGTTGCGTTTGCTTACTGCATAGCGTCGGCCGTTTGTCTTCGCGGTTTGTCATCTTCTTAGGGGTTGGGGTCGATTATGTGGGCTGCTTTAATACCTCTTTTATTGGATTGGGCTTTCAGGCTTTTAGTTGCATTGGGGGTTACTTTTGCTTCGTATGAAGGCCTTGATCTGCTTTTTGATTATTTTTGGCAAGAGGTGATCAATAGCTTGGGGCAAACGCCTCAGGATTTTTTAGGTTTGTTCAACCTTGCCGGGGGCGGCGAAGCTATGAATATTTTGGTGGGTGCTTATACGTTTGTTATTGGTATGAAGATAGGTTCTAAAACGGTTAAATTTGTGGGGGCAGGCAGAAAATGATTACATTGATTACAGGTAGTCCGGGCGCGGGTAAAACTTTGTATATGGTTTCCATGCTGGCTAAAAACAAAGAATTTGAAGGCCGCAGGATTTTTGTAGACGGAATACCGGATTTGAAAATTGATAACGTGGAACCTTTTCCGGAAGGTTGCGGTATCCATAATTTGCATGAATGGGTAAAGGACGAAGATTATCAGGGGGCGATTTTTGTTGTAGATGAAGCCCAGCGGTTTTTTCCTCCCCGCTCTTCAAACAGCAAAGCTCCCGAATTGGTGGAATTTTTACATGTCCATAGGCATTATGCGATAGATTTATATCTGATCACTCAAATGCCTGCGCGTATTGATAAAAACGTCCGCGATCTGGTTGGTGCGCATTATCACATTCAGAAGAATCGCCTTGGCGGCAGGTCAAAACTCTATTGGGATTATTGTGCAAACAATCCCAGGGCGGAAGTTAGAAACGCCCATGCGTCCGTTTACAAGATGGATAAAAGCGTTTTCAATCTTTACAGGTCGGCCGTCGAACATACCAAGATTAGGCAGCCTAAAACCCGTTGGCTGTGGGGGTTGCCTTTGGCCGTTGTTGTGGCTGTTTTTTCGGCCATGTCGGCTTTCCAGCAGCTATTCGGTGAGGGTGGCGTTGCTCCGGTATCAAAGGTAGAAAAGGTTCAGGAAAAGGCGGGAAATGTGCAGGAATTGCCCGCTGTTGATTTGGGTAATGCTCGCTCTGCCGCTATTTCGGGTGCAGCCGGGAAGGTGGGTAATGACGTAAGAAACGCTGTTGCGGGTGAGCGGGGGCTGTCGCCTGAAATGTTTGTGCCTGCAATACCCGAAATGGTCGAATCCAAGCCCATATATGACCAAGTGAGGCAGGTAAGGCAGTATGAGTACGCAACGGCATGTATCAGCGGTAAAAGCGGATGCAGTTGTTATACGGATCAGGGAACAAAGGTTAAAGAGATAAGCAATAAATTGT